CTGACGAACTAAAAATGATGTATTATAGGTCTGTTTATTCCCCTTCTGAGAATCATAAAACACATAATTAGTCACCACTTCAAAGGGTCTTTGTCCCCAAATATCAGCAAATTCACTAAAATAAACAGCTGGAATGTATGCCCAAACAACTTCACTTCCTGCTCCAGCCAACAATCCATTAGGAATTATTCTGTACCAAGTATATCCAGCATTATTCTCAAAATCAAGCCTATCGGTCATTACATCCTCTTCATTGATTATGAATGTTCCAGTATCTTCATTAATCAAGTTGATCAACCCCTTCATTAAATCCCTTGTAAAAGGCTGCTTTCTAGCTATGAAATAAAACTGATCACCATATGTATCTCCAAAGAATTCAACAAACGGAGTTTGGCAAACCTTCGATATATGATTCATTATACTCCCATTCTCATTTCCTATACTAGAATCAACCACATATCTATCTCTTATGCTTTCATCTACCAATAATTTCACAATTTGCCAGATACCCTTTGTTGGATCATCTTTTGTGGCTTCCTCATCTTCCTTGAATTGTAATGGAAATTTTGTTGTTCTGGCATCACCATATGAATCAAACAAGCTATCAGGACACACCTGAATTGAGGATAACGCATTAAAAATAAATTGAAGTGCAAACCCGATTGATTTTTGTATTCCTGAAATAAGTCCAGCAATTTTCCCATCAATTCTAGTTATCCCATTCAAATCAATTGAATTACTAAACAACCCCCCATCTGTAAAAGCTAAAGGATAAAAATAACAACCATCCTCCACGAACAACTTCATTAAATCCCTACCACTTACTGTTATATTTACCTGATTATTCTCACCATTCGTTGACAACATAGCATTATCAACCAACCCGATCATATCATAAATATTCCCCGGCAAATTACTCTTATCAACTTCAATAGTCAAGGGATTCTCCAATTTTCTCTTTTGCTCTGTCTTTAACCTCTCAAAACGTATGAATACAATGTCATTTTCAGCAATAATATTATGAAAATAAAAGCTACTTCTTGTTAATTTACCCTGTTTCAGGTAATTCATTGTGGCTTCAGCCACATAATTCAAATTCTTACTGCTGTATATCTTTACTGATTCTGGCTTTAAATCCCACTTCCCATTCTCCCAAAAAGCAATTATTGGTGGTAAATTAAAATTAAAACTTCCACCCCCCTCCATTGAATATGTATCTATATTTGTTATGAATGGTGTTAAATTTATTATAGAACCCTGCATTTCAGTCTGACTTGGATCGGACAATGATCTACACCAAATCCAAACAGACATTGATGGACTTACTTGTTTTGTTACTCCTAATAATTCATTTCCTGTGAAGTGAGAAGGAATATAATCAATATCTTTATTCAGTTTTTCCAAGGCTTCTCCAACAAACACATTAAAATTTCTTGTATCAACAACCAAAGAACCCTCAACCGCTAATAAATTTGTATTCAATCGCTCAATCTCCAATAACAATACAGTGTTTCTCTTCAATAAACTCAATTGAGTAACATACCCAACGGTTGAAATATTTGATTTCTCCAAATTATACGAATCTTCTGTAAATTCTCCTTGTTCAACCTGATTATATCCAGCCCAAAGTCTTTCAATGTTTTTCTTCCCTGTTCCACCATCATAATCCAACACCCTGCGAATAATTTCATCAATTGTGACCTCTTCTGAATAAGTGTATCCCTTCAAGATTGACCCCGGAATTGTGACAAAATCACGCAAAGTGTTTATGTCGTATCTCCTATGTGTATATACTATATATGACATATTTTTTTTATCTTCCACCTAGACCAAATCCTGAATATCTTTGTGACTCTAAAAAACTCGCATTCAACTGATCCAGTTTTGAATTACTATTTTTCAATTGAATAATTATTTCACCCTTCTCTTTTTCTGACGCTGTGAATGCAGCAGCAGCCGCACCCAATGCACTATTCTCACCCATAAATACATCAAATAATGTTTTTTTCATAGCATCACCAAATTGAGACATAATCATACCCATTCCCTTTGTAGCACTTTGAACAAAAGCATCTGTGACTGATGCTGTTTTAACTTCAATACCTGATGTCATTTCACCTGCCCTAGCCATAACACCCTTTCTACTTTCCTTGTTTTTATCTCCATCTTCATAAAGTTTTTCCAACCCTTCCTTATCGGTAATTCCATCAAATATTTGTGGATTCTTTTGATAGGCTTCTGTTAATGTCCTTCCTTGTGAATAAGACAGCCCAAAACGATTGCGCACTGCCTCCATCATTAATTCATTATCATCACCCTTTCCACCATATTGTTGTTGATATGTCTCAAAAGTCTTTGACAAAAATCCCTTTTGATACACTCCCTTTTCCTGCATCTCTCTTAGCTTATAATAAGATGCCCCTGGTGCCATCTGGGATAAAATATTATAATTCATTGCCTGTTGATAATCGTTGGAAGGATTGGCCAATGAACGATTTACTTGGGCAATACGTTCTGCTGCTCTAGGATCATTACCAAAACTTCCTCCAACCCTTTCAAACGCACCCATCACAGAAGAGGTCAAATCATAATCTACTTCTTCAAAAACTGACGTCTGATCTTCTATTAATCTATTTTGCTGTTCCAACAATTCACCAAGCCTAGCAAAATCACCATCCTCACCTAACCCCTTGAATTGACCACCGCCTATCATTCTATTCACATTATCCATTGGGGAAATTCCTCCATATCTTCTTGCCTTCTCCATATTCATCATCAGAGAAGTATCCACCCCATATGCCTTCGACAATCCTAGAACATCTAAAGTGCGTTGCTTTGCATTCCCTGATGTTCCTGACACCTTCATTAATTCAGAGGCAATTGGCATGGTTTCAGTAATATCAAAACCCAATCCTTCAGCAGCAAACATTCCAGTGCCTCTTCCTGCCAAGGCTTTAAATTTATTATAAGCAATATATGCTTTTTCAGAAGATTCAAGATGCCTTTGTTGTGCTCCAGCAGCTGCCTCTCCAATCCAAGGAATGGTTCTTAACATTTGAGCCATGGCATGTTCACCTGTTTGGGCTCCGGTCATTCCTGTTATAGATGATATCGCAGTTTTTAACGCATCAGCAACTACACTACCAGTGGCCATTGCCCCGGCTGTTTTCCAAAACCCCATTGGTTGTTTTTCCTGCTTTTCCTTTTCTAAAACGCTGCTCTGATATTCAAGTTTCAACCTCCGTTCATCATCCAACTGATCTTCAGGAATTTTCCCAGCTTCATACAGTTTTACCTGTTCTTTGACATTCTCTTTATTCGCTTTTAATTCCTCATCACCAGTCCTTTCTATGGTACTAATTATTTCTTCCAATAAACTCAGCTGCAATTTACTATCTCTCAAATCATCAGCTGCCTGACGTATTCCTGTGTCCATTGCTGTTTTCGCAGCAGTCATTTCCTTCGCTCCACCCCCCATATCACCAACACGCTCAAACTCCCTTCTGGCTTCATAAATTTTCATATTAGCCACAAGTTTATTTCTCCTGTCCATGGCTTTTATTTCATCCTCTATGCCACCAACAAAATCCTTAGATGCTCTGGTTGTATTGGTATAATTAGCAATGATCTCCTTAAAAGAACCCTTCATTGACTCCTTAATCCGCTCAGTGACCCCTGAAACTTGATCTATGCCACGAAAACTAATTGTTTTTTCATCCATCTTTTTTGTTCTTTACCGGAGTATCAAAATGCTTCAAATCACCCATATTGCTCATCCAATTATCAATCTCATCCTTACTAGACTTCCCAAAATGCCTTCTCATCCATCTTCCTGTAATTAGATAATCTTCCTCATCCTCTTCAGCTCTCTTCCTTTCCTTACTATACTTGTTTATCAATTTTTCCTCTTCAAATTCACAAATCATGTCGATAAAACAAGAATTGCGGTGCTCTATCGAATTGAATAAAACACCGTGTTTCTTTCGCCACCATAAGTCAATCGGAAAATTATTGTTCCACCAGACAACAAACTCCCTGATGTCCTGAATTTTTAGGCTCATTACTCATCGCTTGCAGGAGTTTCTTTTTCAACCTCATCCTCTTCCTTTTCAAAAATCAACGTCAACCAATCATTAAACCAAGGTCTGAATACCTTTACATACTGATTTGTGACTTCCTTCATAGAAATAAGATCAAGCCTGAAAAAAGATTCAATCTTCATTAATTCCTTTAAATCAGGAATTAATGATGTAAAATGAGCAATAGCATCAATATACAACAAAACCAAACCTGATGAAGCAGTGTTGGAATCCTTAATGGCTCCATACTGATTTGCTGAATACAAGGCTTTCTTGGTTTCTATGTCGATCATCTCACCGACATTGGGAAAATTGATTACAAATTCATTTCCCTGCAACATTACCTTTACGCTTCTGGATAAAGGATTCACTGTTTTATTCATAACTTCACAATTTTATATAGATTTAACAATAAATTATGCGTGACAAGCATCATTTTACAACAACACTATATCACGCATAACACCTCACTTTTTTACGATGGGAATACAATTGGATATATGTACCGGAATGACTGATTTCTCCCTGAAATCTGCCCTTCGTTAATATCAAATGATTCAGTATCTAAAAACAACCCCCTTACAGTACAATACGCTTGTTCTTCAATTTCAATCAAACCATATCCCGGTGATCCAGCAACAGGAACTTTTTTATAAATATCCACCTGAACACCATCCTCCTGTAAAAGAAGAGAATTAATGAATTGCTGGAGTGTTTGAGCTGATCTCCAAATTGCATTTGGTATCTGGGAAATATTGAAGTCAATATTGTAAAAATCACAGGTCAGTGTTCCTGTCCACGATAATGGTGGTACTTCCTGAGCAATCAATTCTCCAATACCTCTCACTTCACCACGGGTGATATTCTCATTAACACGTATTCCCTTCATCTTCCCAATCGCTTGACCATTAACCTTTATGATTGCGATTGCTCCTGTTATAACTTTTGGATTTGACATAGTTCTTTGTTATTTTTGTTATTTTGTTTCAGGGTCAAGCATGAATCCGGTGAAAAACAATTTATTTACCGGGAAATTAGGTACAAACCCATAAGTGACTTCATATGAATCCTGATTTGTAACTACAACAACGTTTTCAAACGATAAAATCAGGTTGTCAACTGTTCCTGTCGCTGTTCTACGTTGTAAATATCCTTCAATCCAGTTCTTTACATCCAAGCTGGACAAAGTGTTCCGATTCACACCATAAGTCTGACCCAACAATTGACGCTTCGCATTGTAGATGATCTCTTTGTTTAATTGAGCAGCAATACGCATTATCGAAATTTCAGCTGAAGTTCCATCCTCATTCACCATATTTATGTTGTTCTGGATGGAATTTATGCCCTGATTCACCGTGAACTTAGCAAACTCATAATCGTACTTGGTATGTAACAGACCGCCCTTCAATGCTGTCTTTCTCTCTGATTCAGTCATATTGTGGCTATCGCCATCCATATCAATGCCCTTGAACGTCAACGGCACTTGAGGCTCCAAACCAGCAATCCTTCCAAGAACAGCAGCAGCCTTTACAATAGATGGGTATTCCTTAAATCCAGTTCCATCCCTGCGAAGTTTCTTCAGTCCAGCATGTACAACAATTACTCTCTCTGAATCATAATACGCTGCATCAGTAAGGGAAGTGGCAAACGCTGCACCAAGGTTTCTGGCTCCCACCACCATCATTTCTCCATATTTGGATTCATTTATAATGTGATTCAAAATGCTAGTGAGAGTGGCATGTTGAGCATCTGTATTGTATTTATCAGCTAAAATAAAGGTATAATCCACCTCAGTAATTGCTTCAAACACATCCAAAAGGTCAGTAGCACCATAGGTTTCAGTTCCCCCAGCTCCAAATACCCACCCGCCATTGGCAGCTAAATCAGCAGCATCAACTGCTCCTGTTCCTGCTGGGGTATAGGTTTTAATTGCGAAATATCTTAAAAATTCAGCACTTGTTGTTGCCCAAGCATACCAAACAGCAAACGTATTGAATTCAACTGAACTTACCAATAAATATGGAGTTGTATCTACTTCATCAATAAAATCATATGATTCGCTGTCCACATCCAATCCACGGAATGTTCCTACATAATAATCAATGATATACTTGGTTGAATCGGTGGGAGAAACACGCATTTTCATTCCATAACCCTTCGTCAACGTTCCATTTACTCCACCAGCAAAAGCTGTGATTGTTCCAGTAACAGTTCCTGTTTTTACAGCAGCAAGAGTATAACTGTTTGCAGCAACTCCTGATTGGGCAGGTGGGGTTATGGTAACAGTGGCAGTAGCAGCAACAGCAACATACCCATGAGTTGCAGTCAATAAATTTATTGCAGCAGCCAATCCAGTTGCTACATCACCAACAGCATCAAGGTTTATCACAGTATATTCACCTAAACTTACAGCACCAGCACCTTCATCAGATGTCATTTCAATCGTATCTCCAGCGCCACCTGCTACAGTGATTAAAATTGACCCTTCAGCCAAGGTTTCATCATCAATGTTTCCCTGACCGTTGCCAATCAATCCTTCATCTCTGATTTGGAGTACCATCGTACCTCCGTTTGCCCCCCCTCCGGTAAATACATAGGACATTTCAGCAGCAACAGTAGTTGCAGCACGAATATAATTCACCATAGAAACACCGGGAACAGAAAAGTTTTCAGGCTGAAATAACCATTTACCAACCAACCATAAAATTCCACCCTTCATTGCCCTCCGATAATCGTTCAGATTATCAAATGACTGAATGGCATCTTTTTTATCAACTGTCAATGTTCCAGTGGTTCCTGCTCCTGCTCCCCATGTAGCACCTGACCCTGTATCAATAATGAGAATGTTCCCATATGATAAACTCAAAGGTGGGTTCTTAATCCCAGAAAGGATTTGAGAACGTACACCGGGCTCAATGACCTTTTGTTTTCCAAACGTTATCTCAGTAGGCATATTTTCACTTGTTAAAAGTTGCTAAACAAAAATTATCTTTATCCTTTTACCACATCATATTAATTGGCGACAGTCACTTTATAGTAATATGTTCCATTCCCCCAATACAAATCAGCACCATATACAACCAATCCTAATCTTTTCACAGTTGAATCAGTTATTGCAGTCATATAAATAATTGGAGTGGTGAGTGAATCAGCATCAGCCGTTCCCAGCGTACTTGTTGTGGATACTAACGTTGTGACTGAATCAGTTGTGCTCTTTGTATTAGTATAGGTTGATGTTGTTCCGGTTAAAGTAGTGATTGCTCCAGTTGTAATCGTTGCTGAAGTTGCTTTTAATGTACTGAAAGACCAAGTGTAATTTGCCCTTATCCACGAACTAGATGGTTTTGCTGATATAACGGAAGTAGTTGAGTCAAACGCTGTACCGATAACCCACCAAGAGGCAGTAACATATAATTTCCACATACTTGTTCCGGCAGAAGACATAGCATCAATAAAGGGTGACGAATACGCACCATATCCAATCAATCCTAATGGTGATTCATTCTCTAATGATTTTACAGTAAGTTTTTGTAACGGAAGAATAACCCCCAACCCAACTTTATTCTTTTCTTGCTGTAAATGCATAACTTTTTTGTAATCGTTATGTTGCCACCCTGCTTGGGAGAAGGCTGCAGTGGAAATCAAAAACAGCGTTACCAACGCTAAACAATACATTGCGGTCTTTTTCATGATTCTGTTGATTTAATTATTATGCTTTCTTGTTTACAAATTTCTTCCCACTTTTTAGTGGTATTTTTGATGTTTTTATACTTCTTCCTTAGAAAAAGTCTTTCACCATCTGACAATCCTTTTATATCTGAAAAAATATTTCCTGTTATTTGTGTCGTTTCATTCATAATAGTTATTTTAAGCTGAAAAATCTATCTCCGATGATGTGCCGGTTGCAGTTAAATCAGTAAAAAATTCAACAACGTTATATTTCGGAATATCCACCTCATACTCTGTATTTATTGATATTGCTCTGAAAAATACCCCCGGTGGAACTAATTCCTCATTTATCATCAGATCGTTTCCGCTCAATTTAGGGTTTGCGAACCCTGATAATTGCACTGAATCAAATAAACTAATCAGCATTGTCCTTAATGCATGATATACCAACAAAACCTCAAATGTGTTGTCCGAAGTAATCACAATATTGTATGTTGCTTCAAACCTTCTTGTGTATGTGTATTGATATGTTCCGATCTCAAAATCATCTTCCCCAACTGTTCCGGTGGCATCTTTAAATACTGGATCACGATAACCAGCATCAACTCCTATACCGTCATTGATTGATCTTTCCCCCGGTAACGATATATGGATTGTTGGCAATTCAGCTCTCTGAGCATCAAAAAACAACCTAGTTTCTATATGTCTGGGGTGGGTGGAATCTCTGGAAAATAGATCAACAGCCTGAGTATAATAATTGAATTTCCCAATAACCATACCGTAAAACATCTGATATAGAAGGGTTGTGGTTTTATCTCCCTTCGATGAATAATCAGTTTTTAATGCTGTTATAGCATCAGAAATAAGTTTAAATAATACCGCTTCAGGAACAAATATCATTGCTTAAAATCCTAGTTGTGATAAAAAATTATCAGTATTTACATCCACTTCGTGACGAAATTTAGTTACTTGCATTGCTTTCTCTGCCAATTCCCGTGCCACAATCCCCCGATGAATCCAAGAATCAGGATCACTTTTATCACTCACCCTTCTGAAAGATACATAAGAACCTTGTGTTGCATTCTCATATGTCTTCTGATCTCTGGAAATTCCAGCATATACAGATGATTTGTGCTTATATGCATTAAATACAGCACTTTTTGTTATAATCTGTTGTCTTGTTTTCGGTATTTGAAATTCAGATGGCAATTCCTTAGCTTTTATTCCACTTCCTGATTTCATCGTTCCACCCAATCCACTTATCGAAGGACTTTTTTTACGTGCTATGTTATATATTTGTGTGGGTAATATTCCACTAAATATTGCACTATCTCCAATACTTCCTGGTGTTGCCCAACGAAATGGAACAGTGAAATACATCCCTGATCCATCCTTCTTCGGCTTCGCCTTGGATGACCGCAAAAACCCAGTCTTTTCATCAAACGCAGATGCTCCACTCTCCACCATATTAGGCAACATTCCCCTTAACATAACAAATCCGGTATATTTCCCGGTATCACCAACATACAAACTCCTGATATATTCTACTCTGGAAGACTTTAAATTCTTTTGAGCCATTATCTGCCAATTATTGGCAAACACAGCCGTGATTTGTTTTACAACATAGTCAATCATCTGAGACACTTCTTCCTTTCCCAGTGCAAACTCTTCAGCAACATCTCCTATGTCTAAAACAACTTCCATTAATTTGGTATCACTAGTGTTCCTTGTATATTATTCTTATCCAACACAAAATGTGATCTCCTAGCTATTGCGTGAACTGGAAGGTTTGTAACAACAAATTCATCATCTTCGATCTTCTGGGATTGACGCATCTCATTTTGAATATCAATAACATGCCACTGAATCTTGTGTTTATATGTAATCGAAAAGGTTAAATTTTCAATACCTATGAAATCATCTGGATCAAAAGCTATCGTGTTTGTTTGACCATTGTAATATTCATAATCCTGAGTAACTTCGACAAGTGCCTCATCTACAGCAGAAAAATAATAAAAATGTAATATCTCATCAATATTGTAAATAGTGCGAATAAACAACACATCAACGCTCTCTATTTCCACTGTTTTAGCATACAATACCTGACTGAATATGGATTGAGTATTCATAGCTGTTATTCGATCCATAAAAGCCAACTGATCTACTTCCCTAGCAGTAACAGATGCTGTTCCCCGTAATTCTTCTGACCATTCCTTGAATTTAGTGCTTTTATTCATTGATTGCAGCACCATCTTTGTCTGAAAAGGACTTACAAAAACCCATCCTGTTCCCAAACAATTCTGGCAATTAGGAAGATTATCACCCCCCTCTTCCTTACACGGACACGCAATTGCTCTCTCATGAATAACGTCATACCCTTTTAACGCTATCAGGGCATCAAAATCATCTTCCCGAAATTCTACTTGCGGTTGGCTTTCTAAAACAGGTAATTGACGAACTTCTGTCATGGTTTATAGGGCAAGAAAATTCAAACCTTTGTAATAATTCTTTAATTCTGCCTTTTGATATTTCAATTCAGACATATATTGTTTTACCCTTGCTGAATAGGCAGAATTTTCAGCTGAACTTGTAGTGGAGATTGATTGTGATAATCCATCAACCCCAAGACTCATAGAAGCAATACCAGCACCCAACACTATATCACCCAATATAGTGAATATCTGAATCGCTGCCATCTTTCCAACTACATCAATAATATCACTTGGTATCTCCTTAAATCCAGTGTCATATTTGATTTGCCAATAATTAGGTATCTGATCAACACCTAAAAACCCCAAGTGTGGGGTAATTCCTGAGAAAACAACAGATGTTCCTTGACTTGATGTAGATGAACCTGTTGGAACAATGTGCAATGTCCTTCCGTACAAAGATTCATCAGATATTGCCATATGAGATACCCAAGACAATGGATACTCTATTTGTTGTACAGTTCCAATAAAACCCAACAATCCCAAAGGCTCTCTGACCGGGAATGTGACCTTGAAAAACCCCCAATTATAATAATCATTCCTAATAAAATCAAGCCTTTCAGTCATAACCTGCCTGAATAATTTCACAGACAAAAATTTCTCCACCTCTGATTGGGCAGCCAATATCTTCTGAATCCAAACATAATCACTCAATGATGATCCATCTTTAGCTTTAATTTCGATCCCATAAAAATAAAACTGCAAGAGTTCAGAAGGACTTAAAACAAGTCCTTCGTTCACTCCATACACCATACTGAGGGTTTGTGTTGCCATTATTTTAGCATTTCACTGATTTTCTCTACACCCAATTTTCCCATCAGAAAATTAGCCATTACAGTCTTGTTATTGCTGTACTTCTTGATTTCCCCTGCTGTAATATTCTTATCAGCAGCCGCAATTTCTTTCATTTCGGAAAGTGACAATTGATCTTTCAATTTATCCCTCACCTCTTTTTTTAAGGCTTCAGCAGCAGCATCCTCATCCACATCTTCTCCTTCCGTTTCTGGCTCAATTTCTGTTGTTTTAACGACTGATCCAACCTCACCCTGGAAGAATGCCCAATTGGCAGAATTGTTTACCAAATTATCAGCTATTTCGTTGTCTGATACCTCAACAACTCCTTCGTCTGATACCTTCAATTCACCAACCACTGGCAAAATAATGGTTTTACCATGAACATTCTTGTTACTTGTTACGATTTTTTTCATTTTTGTTATTTTTGGTTTATTTATATAACCTTGATAATCTGAGAAAAAAGGGCAGTACCAGTAATTGGACTGCCCTTTGATTCACGCTTTACAGGTTTTTAATTCACGCATTTCTCTTCTTATACACCGATATTGATGAAACGTACCATTTTCCGTGGAGCGAACATCAGAGGTGTTCCATACAGAAGGATCATAAACCTGAATGCCGGACTGACAATGGCCAAATCCATTTTCATCAGTGGAGCAAGTTGACGGAAGGCAAGAGCCTCCAAATCATTCTGAATCATGAATGCTTGATTACAATCAGGCAGCCAACGGTTCATATCCCTTACATACCCAGCAGCACCTCCATCATATCCAGCAGTCAGTTGTGCTGACGAAACAGCAAACAACGGATAATAGGTTGCAGCAGTATATGAAACAGGATTCTTTTCACTCCTGTAAATCATGTAGGCAGTGGCGGCATTTACTCCGGTTGGGGCAGTGAAAGCAAGATCAGCAGCTCCAGCAGTCACAATAGACCCAGCACTTGTATTCAAAATGGTCATAGCACCTTCACCATAACGATTCAGAGCAACCACACCATAACAATAATCACCAGCATCCGTGGATGCCCATTTACTGTTAGCAACGGAAGCAGCAACCGGAGTCAAAGACCCACTTGTTACAGCACCAGGAGCATTGGCAGAGGTGGCACCTGCGTTGTAGGCTTTGGATGAATCCTTGCTCATAAAAATATCATAACCAAGATTGATCGAACCGAACTGAGATTCAAATGAATTAACCTTCTGACCCATCACACCTGCCGACACCTGTGAGGTATTGGGCTGGATGAATTTGTTGCCATAGAAATTCTGAACGAACCCGGAAAGAACCTTTGGGGGAGCAAACATATCAGAGGCATAGCCGTGGTTTTCTATGATCGTTTCAGCACCATTCTCAATGTAGGCTTCCTTCATCGTATCACCTCTCAGGTCAATCACGATATCATCATTCAGATATTCATTAATGGTGGAAAATTCATCCGACTGGTGTTGGGCATACAATCCGTTAAACTCTTCAGGAATCAGTGATGCGTTACCTTTCGTCAAAGCACGGTCAAGTTTCCTCAGAATCCACAGTGTACCATTTTTCACTTCCTGATTTACAGCATTACCGATCATCGTGTTGACAAGCATCATCGGGTGTGTAACCGCTTTAGTAACACCCAAATATTTCACCAACTGCGACCTACGAACATAGGTGCTGTCCTCTTCAACCGGCAATTCTCCTTCAGTGATAAAACCTCCACGCTCAGCACCATACGAAGTCAACTGATTGTACTCTTCCACTGTGTTTCCAGCAGGGAGTTTGGGGAATCTCTTCCACAATACAATTTCGCTTTCTTTGAAGGTTGTGAGCTTCAGGTTCTTATCAAGTGATTCAACCTTCAACGGAGCACCGGATGTGGTTGTCAAATCGGTTGTATCCCGACCTGTCACATGCTGTGCCTCCAAGGCTTTTGATAATTCTCCTAGTTGTTCTTCAGTGGTATTAGCAGTGCCGAACAACACTTGACCAGTGGCAGAATTATTCTGATAATCCTGCATATTGATCCCAAGATTTTGTAGTACGTTCATTGTTATTGATTTTTTTGGTTTAACTTACTTTTTCTATGCAATGTGTTCGACAATTTTTTTAATATTTTTACTGAACCAACGTGATTCCCTTCTCAACCTGAAGTCTTTGGATAATCTGCCCCGGCATAATACCGGAAGATTCAAACTTGGACATTGCCTGAGCAAAACCTTCATCAACCTGACCTTTTTCAAAGGTGCAATGATCAAGTAAATCAAGCACTGCCTTCTTATTTTCTGTAATGGACAGCGTTTGACCATTTCCAGAACCTTCTGCCTTAGCAAATCGGTCAATTGGCTTTTGGGTTGTCACTGATTTTCTTCCTACGGGCTGACTTTCAATCTCTTCCAATCGTGTTTCCATTGATTTTTGAAACGTTTCCTGTTGGGCTTTAATATTGGAAAGAACTGTACCAACAGCCTTGAACATTTCACTGTTCTGGGTGTTCATTTCGGTGATAGCTTTCAGGATTTCATTTCCACCTTCCTCAGCCTTTTCAATAGTATCTGTTTCAGCCTTCTTGGTTTTTTTGGACTTCATGAATTTTCCTTTCTTGCCTTCATCTTCCTCTTCTCCCTCATCATCCTCATCGTCATCCTCCTGTTCCACCTTTCCTTCTTCATCATCTTCATCGTCATCTTCTGACTTTTGGATTGATTCTAAGGCAAGGTCAATTTCTTGTTCAGACATTTCAGTGAATCCATCACCCTCTGCCTTAAACAATTTATCACCGACTTCCTGCCCATCAATGAATTGGGTGAAAAATGTTTGTTCCCCACGTTCAAATCCCTCAAACTTGACACTGTCAGAAGCCTTTAGGATTGTGGTTTCAGCTGATTCCTCAGCCTTGCTTATGCCAAGAAGTTCTTCAGCTTTTCTCAAACTATCCTTGGTGATTTTCTTTTCATTTGCCATTGTTGAAACTTTTTGTATGATTTTAAAAACTCTGTTAGCATCAGCAAAATTTATATCTGAATATTCAGAAAATATCTTATCAAACACTTCTCCCTTTGTAAATTCAAGGATTTCCGCTTTTTCTGATTCTTCATCCTCTTCCTCTTCTTCCTTCTTTTTCTTCTTTTTCAGGTTTGATTTCAACGCTCCATCCAGACTTTCTTTCATTACTGGCTTTCCTGAACCCTCTTCCGTGGTCATTGCTTTCTCTACAAATGTGATTTTGCCGGATGAATCTAAAACAACCCTACTTCCATCAGCCTTTGTAATATCAGCAAGTATAACAACAGAATCTACACCAATATGCTCAATGTCTTCATAGTCATCAACTTCACCTTTTAGAATCTCAGCAAAAGTCTTTTTGTTTTTTGGCTTATGGGTAATTGCTACACCTGTAATACGTGCCTTCGTGATGATCTTCTTGTTGAATGGATCACGCTCCAATATCTCCCCTTCAATCGAATAACCCAACCTGCGTGTCTTAGAATTTTTCTCCAACACTCCAGCCAATTCAAATACATCATTGGCTAATTTGGAATCAGGGTACAAATCTGTAACAATGTATAATCCTTCTTTAGTGAGTTTTGTACCCTCTACTGGTTCACCAATTATAGCAGCTGGACTTGTTTTGGATTGATGGTTCCAATTTATGTGGCCGCCCTTCAATAAAGGCTTTATGTCAAACCCCTTAGAATCAAGAAATT